GATGCTTACACATGGTACGAGGGTGCTCGTCAGCAGCTTCGTACTAATGTTAACTCAGACGGAACTGTAGACATTCTACTATTCGGTCAGGGAGCACTTGCCACTAAGTTAGCGGCTGGCGCAAACTGGTTCAACCTAACCTGATAACTAGGTAACTAAGTCGCTCTGGGGAGTAGTAGCCCTCTACTCCCCAGAGTCTTTAGAAAGGATTGCAAATGGCACTTACAACAGTCGCAGAACTCCGCAGCACTCTCGGAGTCGGTACTTTGTATCCAGATGCTACGCTTCAAGAAGTAGCAGATGCCGCAGATGCTGTCCTTATTCCTATGTTATGGGCTAATAAATGGTTTAGTGTTGCTCATAGCAATGTCGTAGGCACAGGCACTTTGTATTTTAATGAAGATGTTAGAGACACCTTTTATGTCGGTCAAAGCGTAACAATTGCTAACTCAGGTTCTTTGTATAACGGCAGTAAGACAATTACAGCAGTCGGCGAATACTCAATCAGTGTTACAACTACTCATTCTTCAGATAAGCCTTATCACCCAATTTTTCCTTATGGAACTGTATCTACCACAACTTACACAGACTGGACTACAGATACAGCAGTCCAGAATGCGGCACTTATGGTATCTGTAGAAATCTGGCAAGCAAGAACCGCAACACTTTCAGGTTCTAACGCCATTGATTTCCAGCCAAGCCCTTACCGAATGAGCGCACAGCTACTCGCTAAGGTGCGAGGATTGATCGCACACGCACTAGACCCTCGCTCGATGGTGGGATAATGCCAGTTGCAGTTACTACCCTTCGCACAACATTAGCCACAGCATTAGTCGATAACGCTAAGTGGCAGACATTTGCCTTTCCACCGGCAACTGTTTTGGCTAACTCTGTGATCGTGTCTCCAGATGATCCTTATCTGACACCTAGCAATAACCAGCACATCACCATTAGCCCAATGGCTAACTTTAAGATTATTATTACTGTGCCTTTATTTGACAATGAAGGAAATCTCAACGGGATAGAAGATGCAGTCTGTGGCGTGTTCGCAAAGCTCGCAGCATCATCTTTAACCTATAATGTAAGCGCAATAAGCGCACCTAGTATTCTCAACGCTGCTTCGGGTGACCTACTCAGCTGCGAGATGTCCGTATCAATCCTAACGAGTTGGAGCTAAACATGTCCGAGTGGGAACAAGAAAACGCTGACTTCCTGAAGAAAATCGGGCAAGTAAGCACACCAGCACCAAAGCCAGTAACTACTAAGAAAGACGAGGAATAATCTCATGGCTGTATTTCTAAACAACAAGGTCGGCGTGAAGATTAACACTGTTGATCTTTCTGACCATGTAACGGCAGTAACTATTAACCGAGTATTCGATGAGCTAGAAGTAACTGCAATGGGTGACTCATCACATAAGTTTGTAAAGGGCTTAGAGTCATCAACAGTAACAATCGACTTCCTAAATGACACAGCCTCAGCAAATGTATTGGCAACACTACAAGCTGCATGGGGAACTACAATCACAGCTGTATTTCTACAGGAAAAGGGAACAGCAGTATCTGCTACAAACCCTCTCTACACTGTATCCTTGCTAGTCAACAACACAACAGACATCAATGGTGCTGTTGGAGACATTGGCACACAGTCAATCACATTCACTGCTAACTCAACAGTTGCAGTAGCAACAACAGGTACATTCTAAACAACTAACAAAGGGGCAAACGATGGCAAAGCTAAAGGTAACAAGAACAGATGGATCCGTTGGTGAATACACCATAACTCCATTAGTGCAGTACGGGTTTGAGATTTGGGCGAAGAAGGGATTTCATAAATCTCTGATTGAGGATCAGTCTCAGACTTCTATCTATTGGCTTGCTTGGGAATGTGTAAGGCGGTCTGGTGAGACCGTTAAGCCTTTCGGGGAACAGTTTATTGAGACCTTGACTTCGGTTGAGGTATTGGAAGACGACCCTTTGGCTTAGGGCGCGACTCGATCACCTATCTGATTGCTAAGTTAAGTGTCAGACTCGGGATCGCGCCACAACAATTATTAGAACTTGATGAAGTAATGCTAAGGAACTTAATCAGAGTTCTGGAAGATGAAGCAAAGGAGATTAGAGATGCCAGCAACCGTCAAAGGCGCCGTTAATCTTCGCAAGTCACTTCGTCAGTTCACACCAGATTTGGCTAAAGGGATGCGCACAGAGATTGCCGGCGCATTAAAGCCAATCACTAAATCTGCTAAAGGTTACATTCCAGATCGCGGCAGAGTATTAAGCGGATGGCTACCTCGGCAGATGTCAGAGGCTACCTTCCCGGCCTTTGATCCTAACTTTGTTAAGTCTGGGATTGGGTACAAAACATCTCCATCTAGGCCAAACAGTAGAGGCTTTAGATCATTGGCTCGCGTGTTTAACAGTAACGCTGCTGGAGCCATTTACGAAACAATGGGGCGCAAGAATCCCGATAGCAAGTTTGTACAGAATCAAATGGGCAAATCAGGTGGCGCTATGCGTGGTCAAAACCAGATGAGAGGCCGAGCTTTATTTCGAGCCTACGATGAAAATAATGGCAAAGCCAGAGTTGCAGTATTAGAAGCAATTCAGAACGCTGCTAAAAAACTTAACGCTCGATCTACGGTGAGAGGTTAATCATGGCAAATGTAGTCATTGACATTGCAACGGAATTTACTGGTAAAAAAGCATTCAAGCAGGCAGAAACTGCAACCGACAAATTAAGCAAGGGTGTCAAGAATCTTGCTAGAAATGTAGGCTTGGCTTTCGGTACTGCTGCTGTTGTAAATTATGCAAAGGCATCTGTTAGAGCTGCTGCCGATGACCAGAAGGCACAGACACAGTTAGCACTAGCATTAAAGAATGTTGGACTCCAGCGCGATGCTGCAAGTACCGAGGAATACATCAACCGCCTTGAGACTGAGTTTGGTGTCCTTGATGATTTACTGCGCCCTGCCTATCAAAAACTAGCAGTAGCCACAAAGTCATCTGCTGAGAGCCAAAGACTTCTAAACCTTTCTTTAGACATCGCCGCCTCAACTGGTAAAGATGTCAATGCAGTAGCCACAGCCTTGAGCCGCGCTTATCTGGGAACTAACACAGCACTTACTCGATTAGGAGTAGGACTTACAAAGGCTGATCTAAAGACTAAATCCTTTGAGGAAATAACAAACCAATTAGCAGACACTTTTTCTGGATCTGCCTCTGCTGCTGCACAGACTTTCTCAGGCCAGTTAGCCATACTTTCAGTAGGCGCAGCCAATGCCTCTGAGATCATCGGTACTGGCCTTATTGATGCCCTTACTGAACTAGGCGAGAATACTTCTGCTGCCGATCTAGCCAATAACATGAAACTAACTGCAACCTACATTGCAGATGTTATTCGTGGCGTAGGAACCCTTGGTGGCAAACTTAATGACATTCCTATTATTGGTGATCTAAATGTAGGCATGATTCCTATTCTAGGCTCATACATTGAGATGCTACGCGAGGCCGGAAAGGTTGCCTCTGTTCGTAACCCTAATGAACACATGGCTAGAGCGCCACAGCTCAAGGAAGAACGCACAGCTATTGCTTTGACTAAGACAAGCAACAAGTTAAAGAAGATCGACAATGATGCGACTACTAGAAAGATTGTCCTTACAGGCGATCAGTTAGCCCTTGCAGAGCTTGAGAAAAAGTTTGATGTAGATCGCATTGGCCTCTATGCAGCTCTCAACCAATCAACCGAGGGCGAGACAAAGATGCGCCTTCTATCCTTGATTGCTATTCAGGATCAGAACTCTGCCCTAGCAGGAATGATTAAAAAGGCCAACGAGGCTGAGAACGCCTTTGCAACCCTTATCGAGGCACTACGAGCAACTATTAGATCAATGCTAGACAGCATCAAGCCACAGGTTCAACAACTACAACAGATGACTATGGGGCCAAATACTCCAATTGAAGTACAAAGAGAAGTTATCCGTGAGAAGTTAGATTTAGGAATGCCAAACCTTACAGCACTACAGAATCTATTAGCTGCTCAAGGCGTGCCGGGCTACTCTCGCACTAGTTTTGAGACTCCAAATGTGACTGTAAATGTCACAGGATCAGTTACAACAGAGCGCGATCTAGTCGCAGCAATTACTCAAGGACTTTACGCACAGCAGGCTTCAGGTACTCCAGTTAATTACAGTACGGCGTACTAATGGCACTACCAGCAACCCCTATTGTAAAGATCAACCTAACTGGTGGAGCCTCATTCGGTGAAGCCTTTGTCTTGGGTTCATCTCGTCTAGGTTTTGCTGAATTTGCTTCTGGATCTACTGTCATTGTAGATGTATCTGCTCAAGTCTCCAAGATAGATACTCGCAAAGAGCGCAACCTATTTCAGGACAAGTATCTATCAGGCACAGCTACAGTTCGCATCATCGACGAAAATGGTGATTGGAACCCTCAGAATACATCAAGCCCTTATTACCCTAATCTCGTACCTTTACGCTCTATTCAGATTTCAGCCAATTACAGCTCTACAAACTATCCAATCTTCAAAGGTTACATCACTGAGTATCTTTACACCTATCCTAAAGACCAGGAAATTGGCTATGTCGATCTCATCTGTTCAGATGGATTTAAGCTGCTGTTCAACTCCAATGTCACTACTGTCACAGGCCAAGCTGCAGGGCAAGACACAGGCACACGCATTGACAAAATCCTCAACACAATCGGATGGCCTGCAAGTCAGCGATCAATCCAGACAGGCAATACAACATGCGTGGCAGACCCTGCAACGGTGCGTACGGGCCTTACAGCCATCCAGACAGCAGAGTTCACAGAGCAGGGCGCTTTCTATGTGGACAAGGCAGGCAACGCGGTATTTAAGAATCGTCAGTTTGTCTATGATGCTCAAGTTGCTACACCTACTGAATTTTCTAATGCTGTTGGATCTACAGACATAAACTATGCAGGCATTGTCTTTGCCCATGATGACAAGACAATTGTTAATCAGGCTACAGTCACACGCATAGGTGGCACAGCACAGACTTTCTCAGATGCTACTTCTGTGGCGCAATACTTCTTGCACTCAGTTACAGCAGACCAGATGTTGATGCAGACAGATGCCAATGCCTTAGCCCTAGCAACTGCTTATGTCACGACCCGTAAGGACACGACTATTCGCATTGAGTCAATTACTCTGGATCTAGTCACTCTAGGTTATGGGGCTGGAATTGTTGCAGCTTTGGATCTTGATTACTTTGACACTATGGAGATCACAAATGTCAATGTGTCAGGCACAACGATCGTAAAGAAGCTTCAATGTCAGGGGATTAGCCACAGCATCACCCCTAACACATGGGTTACAGTTTTGACCACGCAAGAGCCATTACTCGATGTGATGTACTAGAATAGGACTATGGAGAAACAATCATGGCAGTAGGATTACCAGCCAAAACCACTTACGCTAATGGTGATGTCTTTTCGGCATCGGACATTAACGACACCAATGGCACACTTAACCTTGTAGGTCAGACGACTAACTTCTATGCAGGCAAGAACAGGTTGATCAACGGTGATTTTTTTGTGAATCAAAGAAATTTCACATCATCTACAACAGATGCCGCTTATGGTTTTGATAGATGGCAAATGTTTGCAAGTGGTGGCGCAACGTATTCAGCGCAGACTTTCACACCTGGTTCTGCTCCTGTTGCTGGATACGAAGGCCAGAATTTTGCTCGCATAGTAACAACAGGACAAAGTGGTGCTTCTGTTTATACTATTTTAAATCAATCTGTTGAAAACGTTCGCACTCTTGCTGACAAAACAGTAACGCTATCTTTCTACGCTAAAGCCGCATCGGGAACTCCAAAAGTTGCTGTTTCTTTAGACCAAGTTTTTGGCTCAGGCGGCTCGCCTTCAAGTGCTGTTAAAAATTATGGTGGTCAAATTACTCTAAACACAAGTTGGGTAAGATACTCAACAACAGTAACAATGCCCAACTTATCTGGTAAAACTATCGGCACTACCCCTAATACTTCATCAACTCAAATAAGATTCTGGGTTTCCGCTGGGTCTGATTCAAATGCAGAAACTGGGTCGCTAGGTATTCAGTCAAACACTTTTGATTTCTGGGGTGTACAACTAGAGGCAGGATCTACTGCTACCGCTTTCCAAACTGCAACAGGAACAATTCAAGGAGAATTAGCCGCTTGCCAAAGGTATTACTGGCGAGTAACTCCAGGTACATCTGGATGCAGATTTTTAGCGCAACAGGGAGCAACTGGCGGAACTGATACATATGGCTCAGTTGCAAATCCTGTACCGATGAGAGTGCATCCAACTAGCGTTGATTTTTCAGCATTAAACCTTGTAAGACCAGATACAACTGCGTTTGCTGTAACTTCATTAACAATTTCAGCCTCATTGGGAACTATAAATAACTCTGGAATTGCAGCATTTGCCGCTAGTGGTTTAACTAGCAACATTTGGTACACGTTATCTGTATCATCAACATCAGGCTACATCGGATTTAGTGCGGAGTTGTAAAATGGAAAATGTATCTTTTATCGAAGTCAAAAACCCAGATGGCACAACATCTGAACACGCCATCATTGACCGCGGCAATGGGGAATATACCTCGATGCTGAAATCAACCTATGATGCTATGCAAGCGGAACAATCCACACCGAGTGTTATAGATGAAGCCTAATGAGTAAAGACATCTTCCTACGCATCATCGCTGTGTTTATCCTTAACGGTTTAGGTACTATTGGCGGAGCATCTATCTTTGGCATTAGCACAATTACAGCTGCTTCTGTAGCAGGGGTACTAGCTGTATCTGTTGTATTTCAAGACTTGGCTCGCGCTTTTCTCAAAGATGGACAACTGACAAAAGCTGAAGTCGATCAAGCATTTTCCAAAGTAGGTAAAGGCGATGAGTGAAAAATCTCAAAATGGATGGCCTGCATCTAAAGATCCTGCGGCTATTAACATCAAGGCGTTTCCGATCGCTGGAACGAAAATTAAACTTAGGTGTGCAGCCATCGCAGGCAAACTATTGGCTGGATTTGCAACTGAGTTTCATGAAAAAGTTGAACCGCTTGAAGGCAAAACCTTTGATGATTGGTCATACGCCTACCGTAATGTACGGGGTGATACAGATAATCTTTCAAACCATGCATCAGGAACGGCGATTGACCTCAACGCACTTCGGCATCCTCTCGGAAAAAGAGATACATTTACCAAAGAACAGCAAGCCATTTTGGATGTTCTATGTAAGAAGTACGGGCTACGCGGTGGATACACCTATAAGACAAGACCAGATGATATGCATTTTGAGATTAACTGTTCTAAAGCCGAAGCAAAGAAGTTAGTCGATGAGCTTGGATTATGAGCGTTCAGGATATAACTGCTATTGCAGTAGCGGTTGTAACTCTGTTGGGTGGTGCTATTGCCATGATGAAATTCATGATAAAGCATTACCTGAGCGAGTTGAAGCCAAACGGGGGATCTAGTGTCTCGGATCGTATTACAAGGGTCGAAGATCGCGTGGATGACATTTATCGTCTGCTCTGCGAGCGTTCTACTAAGTAGCTGTGGCTATCAAGGTTGGGTTCGCTATCCTTGCCAAGAATATGAAAATTGGGAAAAGCCTGAGTGCAATCCACCTCAATGCACAGCGATCTCTCAATGCACTAAGGACATGTTGCCAGAAGGATACAATGAAACAACGCCTAGCACCTGAGGAATTACACGCAAGGTTAATTGTCAGCATTGGCATTATCCTTTCTATGGTCTTTGCTGTTTCTATCTTCTCGCTTCTCTATGCGTTTTTGTTTATTACTCAGCCATTAGGTGAACAGGCTCCAAATGACAAAGCTGCTATCGATCTCATTACAACTTTGACAACATTTTTGACAGGAACACTCACAGGACTCGTATCAGCAAATGGCTTGAAATCCAAGAAAAAGACAGAGGAATAGGTCACACTTAGATCATGGCGAGAAAAGAAACTAAGGCATTAGAAGATCAAGGCTACACAGCACTTGAGGCTTATTGCATAGCCTTACACGAATACTGGAAGGCCTTGCGTAAGGCAGGTTTTACCGAGTCTGTTGCTTTGTTTATGATCACAGAGCCACAGGCTTATCCAGCGTGGATCTTGCCATCTCCAGTCGAACCAGAAAGGTTTGGCGATTACGAAGATGAGGACGACGATTAAGAAAATTCTGGTAATTCCAGACATGCAAATTCCTCTACATGATGCGCATGTCACTAATAACCTGATTCGCTTCGCTCGTACTTTTAAGGCAGACCAAACAGTTACCCTTGGTGACGAAATGGACCTCACAGAATTGGGGCGTTGGAGTGAAGGCCGCGCCGATTGGTTTGCTCAAACTCTAGGCGACAACCGAGACATGACAGTGGACATTCTCTGGGAACTAGGTGTGACTGACATGATCCGTAGTAATCACACAGATAGACTTTACAATCAAATAAGTAGCAAGATTCCAGCATTAGGCGCTTTGCCTGAGCTGCGGTTTGAAAAATTCTTAAAATTAGATGAACTAGGGATTAAGTTTTGGCGTGATGAAATGCCTATTGCGCCTAATTGGATTGCGGTTCATGGTGATCACACACCAATCAAGCCACAAGGGGGCTTATCGGCCTTGGAAGGGGCCCGTAGGCGAGGCAAGAGTACAATTAGTGGTCACACGCACAGGGCTGGGAGATCATCGTTCACAGAGGCCTCTGGGGGCCGCGTAGGGCGTATCCTGCATGGTGTTGAAAGTGGGCACATTATGGAAACAAATCGTGCCCATTATACGCATGGCGTTTTTAACTGGCAGCAGGCGTTCTCAATTATTTATGTGCATGGAAAGAATGTCCAAGTTGATCTGATCTACATAGAAAAGAACGGCACATTTATAGTTAATGGCAAGGTCTATGGACGACCTCGTTAGAGACATTTTTCCCGTCAGGCGCACGATAGACGATGCAGTAGATGAGGCAGAATCGTTATCGTTTCGTTATCAAATAAAACATAAATAGTCGCAGGGCTGTGCAACACTAAGCCTGTCACCAGCCGAGGGCGCTGGTGCGATAGGAGTAACAATGACTGACAATCAAGTTGTAGGCATAGTGGTGATTCTTATACCACTAGCACTATGGATTATTTACGCACATGTCTGGGAATCAGGTTATGAGCGAGGCAAGCGCGAGGGTTATCACAGGGGTCGAGCTGTAAATAGACAAGAATTTTGGCAAGAAT